ATTATAAAAAATGATGCGGTTAATAAATATATTGATACAATTTGGAATGCACCCGGATACTTTTATGATGATTTTGATGCTGTTTTAGGCGTTTTTAAATCACTTAAAACGCAAACGCAAGTATCTTATTTAGCATTTAAGTTCAATGAAAAATATAAAAAAGATTTATTGAACTGGTTATTGGGTGGAACGTTATTATCTTATCCTGCGGATAGATTTAGCGCCGAACAAGTTAATCAATTAATTACATACGTTAATGGTTTAAAAAGAAGTTAAAATGAAAAATAAAGGCTTATCATTGTTATTATTGTTATTAGGTGGCGCATATGTTTACTATTATATGAAAAATAGTAAAAAGAAATTAAAAGGTTCAGTAATTGTAGACCCATTGGATAAAGGGGAATTTGTGCCTGATGTTGCAAGTTCCGTTCAAGATGTAGTAATGCAATTGAATAGTTCCGAAAATGTTACAACGCCAATTTTGGAACAAATAAGAGAAGTAAGTAAACCAAAAGAAATTGAAAGTTATCAATCTTTTTATGGTACTACTATAAGCGGAAAAAAAATGGGCGTTCCTTATTCTATTTAATTCATTCCTTACACCTTTAAAAATAAAAAAATGAGCAATTTTGAAATAAAAGCCGGTAGAATTAATGTAGATATAAATATGATTACTTATGATGCAAATGGTTATGTAACTACCGATTGTAATAGTATTTTATTTATTAATTATGGAACAAATGCCGTTCAAATTGACCAAGTTGTTTTACAACAAAATCAAAGTTTTCAAATTGAAGGTAATGCCGGGGAATTTTTGCAAACAAGATTGTTAGCAACTTTTATCAATACTGGTGGAACAAATAATTTAGTTTCAGTAAAGAAAAATTATTTAACTAATGCCTAATATTAATTTATCAATATTAAACCAAAAAGCGACCCCGTCTTTTTTTGCTGATACGTTAGCGAATAGACCCGCGCCGTCTTTTGTTGGTAGAGTATTTATTTCAACCGATACTTATGACTTATATCGTGATACGGGTTCGGCGTGGGTTTTATTAAGTCCAAGTGCCGCCGCCGGTGTTACCGGTACTGGCGTTGCTAATCAAGTTGCATTTTGGAGTGGAACGACTGCAATAACCGGCGAAAATAATTTATGGTGGGATAGTACAAATAATCACTTAGGTATTAATACAAACACACCGGGAACGGCTTTAGACATACATCATAATCAAGATACCTTATTACAATTAAATCAAACAACCGCAGGTAATAGTACACAAATTGCTTTACAACAAAATGGAAGTTCAAAATGGCGTTTTGGTAATGACGGCGGAACGGGTAGTTTTTTTATTGAAGATAGTGTAGGCGGTTTATTCCCACTACTTATTAAAAATACAACCGGTCAAACTTTTATTGGTAATGGTTCTTTTGCCGGTTCGGGTATTTTAGTTGTTGAAAGTCCAAATAGTGATAGCCATTTGCAAATTGTAGGGCAAAATGCACCAAGTTTGAGAATTAATGATTTTGGAGTTGGTGGAAGTAATAGAATTGGTATTGGTATTTCAACGGCTACAAATAACTTTATTCAGGGATCGGCAGCTGGCAATATGTGTGTATTCAATAGTAGTACAACTGCAAGTCCAATTTTATTTGGAATTTGGAACGGAACGAATACACAAGAGGCGGCAAGAATTTCAGCATCACGAAATTTTTTAGTGGGTCAAACTTCCGACACGGGTCAAACTTTACAAGTTACCGGAAGTGCGGCAATAACCGGAATATCATCATTTTCTAATACGGGTGCATTTGTTGGTTTTCCGGGTGTAACAATTACACAGGGTAGCGGAACGGGTATTGCTTTGTCAATTACAAAAGCCGGTAACAATGAAGGTTTATATGTAAACAAAACAAGTGGAACGGGTAATGCCGCAACAATTATTGGAACTTTAAGTGCAACAACATTAGTAAAAAGCGGTGGAACTTCGGCTCAAATATTAGCCGCAGACGGCAGCGTAATTACTGCGGGTACGGGTATTACTATTTCAGGTGGAACAATAAGTGCAAGTGCAACCGGTGGAATTACCGGTAGTGGAACGGCGAATACTATTCCTTTATTTAATGCCGGTACAAATATTACAAATAGTATCATTACACAAGTGTCAAGCAACATTCGTGTTGGTTCAACCACACAAACAAGCAAATTAAATATTGGTGGCGATTTAGATGTAAGCGGTGTATTAAAAAATAATGGCACACAAATAATTAATGTTGGAACTAATTATGTTGCATTAGGCGATGGAACCGGTAAATTAATTAGTAGTGATATTTTAGTTAATAACACTACTTTTTCAATTGAAATTGGTTCAGCATTTGCACCTTATAATTTAACAAATTATGGTTCAATAACCGGTAATACAATTGTAAAAAGTGGTGGAACTTCGAATCAAATATTAGCCGCAGACGGCAGCGTAATTGTAGCCGGTAATGGTATTGCAATAGGAGTTACCGGTGGAGTTAATAATATTAGGTCTACAATAACAGCAACAAGCGGTACTTATACACCTACTATTTTATATAGTACAATGCCGACAAATTACCCATTATTTAATTATAATTTATTGTATACAAGAGTTGGTAATGTTGTAAATGTAACAGGTCAGTTTGTAGCTGCTGACAATTCTTTTAGTGGTTATCAATATTTTGCAATTAATTTACCTATTGCAAGTACATATACAAGTCCTGGTGATTTATCGGGAGTTGCTACAAATGGTGATAATTATGTAGGACAAGCCTTTGGCGATTTTTTTAGTCCCGGCGTTCTATGTGCTTATTTTCAAGTTTCTTACGCAGCGCCATCAACTCCAAGTGGTACCACATATTATTTTAATTTTTCTTATATAGTACAATAATTTATTTTTATGAAAAATATACAACCAAAATTAGTATACGTTAATGGGTCAAATTTAGAGGCAACTCAATTTGATTTACAAAGTATATATGATAACTTATTAGATACTGCAATTTTTAGTTGGCGTTTATTTGATGTAAACGGAACGCCTTTATTAAATGGCGAATTAACAATGGTTAATCCCGATTATGATTTATGGAGTGATGATACAAATATCAATAATTCAGCGTATCAATGGGCGGCAACATTGTTAAATCTTACCTTAGTTTAATTAATCTTTAAAATACCAATTTATGACAAACGAACAAGCATTAAGCGTAATGAAACAAATTTTAGATGCGGCATCAAAAGGCGGTTTATTTGAAAATATGGATGCCAGTTTTTTAGCCGCAAAATGTTTTAATCATATTGCAAGTCAATTGCAAGAAAAAGACGGACAAATTTTACAAGATGCAGACGGAATTGATAGTTAGTATATTTACATTTGTTGCGGTGGCAAGTGGTTTTTATTTTACTACTAAAAGCCGATTAGATAAAATTGAGCAAGATTTATTAAAGCACAATGATACTAATACTGAAATATTAGACCGATTGGCACGAATAGAAACTAAATTAGATTTTTTCACTAAAAAATAATTTTATGTTTAAAAATTGGAAAACAAGCCTATTTGGTTTAGGCACATTAATCACGGGTGTAGCAACGATCATTAAAGGCGATATACCGGGCGGAGTTACGGCAGTTTTAACCGGTTTAGGTTTATTTGCCGCAAAGGATAGTGATGTTAATTTAAACAATAGGAAATAATGACAACCACCACAAAAATTATAATTGTGGCGGCAATTGTCTTATTGCTTACAACCGCAACCGCTATGGGAGTTTCTGCAAAGGGATTGAATTTTATTAAAGATTTTGAAGGCGAACGCCTTAAAAGTTATCGTGATACCGGTAATATTTGGACAATTGGGTTTGGTTCAACATATAACCACGATGCAAAACGTAAAGTTCAGGAAGGCGATATTATAGACAAAGAAACGGCGTTACGTTGGTTACGTTTAGATGCCGGAAAATTTGCAACCGGAGTTAAAAAGTTGGTTAAAGTACCAATTAATCAAAACCAATTGGATAGTTTAACTTCTTTTGCCTATAATTTAGGGTTAGGCGCACTACAAAGAAGTACTTTGTTACGGAAGTTAAACGCTGGCAGTCCTAAAAGCGAAGTAGCGGCGGAGTTCCTAAAATGGAACAAAGGGCGCAATTCCGCCGGTATATTGGTTGAAATACCCGGTTTAACGAGGCGAAGGAAGGCTGAGGCTGATTTATTTTTGTTATAGATAGGGTTAAATACAAGTAAGGAAGATTACCCCCGAAATGTCTATTTTGGGGGTTTTTTTATGCCTATAAATTAAAAATATATGACTTTACTAAAGTCGGGGTAAAGTCCTTTTATCAATTATTTTTAGTATAAAAGCCTATATTTTAAAAAATTATTTGGTGGTTTCAATTATTTATATATAATTTTAGCCTACAAAACAAAAAACCCTATCTTATGACATTTAACACCGACCAAAAAATTTTGGGTCAAATTGCCGCAGCGCAATCCAAAATTCAGCGTTTAGAGGCTCTTAGATGCCTAACCCCATTTGAACAAGTTACTATATTCTTTTATGGTTCAGGGGGAAAATTCCTTTCCATTAATGAAAACGATATTCCGTTTGATTTAGCATTTGAAATTCGTATTTTAATTGATGCCGCTATTGAGCATTACAACCACGAAATTAAAATGTTGGAAAATTCGTTTCAATGAAACATTTACTAATCAAATTTATTGCAATAGTATACCTATTTGTTGTGTCTATTCCATTAACAATATTGGTATATCTATTATACTTTTTTATTTCAATTATTCTTTACTTTAAAAAACAAAAAAAAAATGAAAAACGAGTATCTACAATCCCTAATGAATGGTTATGGCTCTATGAACGCCGTAACGAACAAAAAGAACGAAAAACAACCTGACTATCAGGGTTGGGTAAAATTAGACAACAAATTTTATGAGGTTGCCGGTTGGGTCAAATTTGGCAAGTCAAACAACAAATTTTTATCAATTTCAATTCAAGAAAAAAACCCATTTCAAAATGAACAAGACAAAACAATCTAAACCAATGCAAAATTTTTTCTTATTACACATTTGCTCAAAGGAAGATGATGTGATAAGAACAATACCAATAGAACCCCACGAAGTAGACATTATGAAGCAGTTAATAACTGATGTTTATGATAACGAAACGGGTGGCGTAACAATCCATTTAAAACTACAATCACAATACATTATAACTAATGAAATATCAAACTAACGCACCGGCTTATCCGTGTATGCCAATTAAAGACGAATTTGGGCGCATTATTGCCGCCATTCCCGGCTTTACTAAATATGAACAAGTCCTTTTATCAATTGTATGTGCAAAGGAAGGTAATAGTAGAACCGGCTTTAAAGATAACCCCTCTAATATATTAAAAGAGGCTCAAACGCTTACTGATGAATATTTTAAAACCCTACAAAAATTACAAGATGCAAAAGAAGATACAAACAATTTTATACAAATGTAGTCCGGAAATTCAGGCACTAATATTTTTTATAGTTAGTTTATTTTTATTTGGTTTTATACAAAATATTTAATGCAACAAGACAAAACGATAACATTACCCGAAAAATTAGAACTTAGAAAATACAACCCGGACTTTATTCCCCCAAAAGACCAGGTTGTATTTTTGGTTCAAGAATTACCCATTGGCGTTATTCAAAATTTTATAATACTTTCGGGGGTAGCCAAAGCCGGAAAGAGTACGTTTTTAGCTGCCGCAATATCTTCGGCTTTTATGCCCGGCGATATGTTTGGAATGAAATTTAAGTTCCCGGAAGGTAGGCGCAAAATAGCCTATTTTGACACCGAACAATCCGAATACGATTTTTTTAGACAAGTCAATAAGGTAAAAAATTTTGCGCAAATTAATGGACTTCCGGAGTGGGCGCATTTTTATTCGGTTAGGGAAGATAGTCCAAATGAAATAAAGGCTTTAATTGAAACATATTTACAAAACAATCCCGATTGCCCGGTAGTTATAATAGACGGAATTTTGGACTTATGTTTAGATTACAATAGTGAAGTAGAAAGCCGACAATTGATTAATTGGTTTAAAAAACTTACAAAAATTTATAATTGTCTATTTATTGGCGTTTTGCATCAGGGCAAAGGGATAGGCAATCAAACACTCGGTCATTTGGGTTCAAATTGTGATAGGTGGGCGAGTTCTACTTTGGAAGTAATAAAAGACAAAGAGAAAAAAACATTCACTTTGCAACCTCGTTTCCTTCGCAGTTCGGAAGATTTTGAACCGGTTGTATTAATGAATTATGATAACCAATGGCGACAAATTGATAACATAAAACAACCGGAAAACACAAACACAAATGATCCCGTGAATTTTAATGAAATGAACCACAAAAAAATGATTTTAAAAATACTGGCAATTGAAAAACCATACAAAGATGTGATAGCGGAAATTCAGGAAATAACCGCAAAGGGTACGAATTACGCAAAAAAACTATGTAAAATTTGGATAGAAAAAAACCTAATAACAAAAAATTATAAAAATGATTACCAAAAGAATTT